TTCATCTAATTTTTCGTTCATTCTTTCACTTCCTCTACAGGTTGATCGGGGATGTTGTCGGAGTCGCCATCCTGTGCAACTACAAAATCCATGTCTAACATGGTGTCCATTTCTAAAGAGGTGCAGCTTGGCCTAAACACAAACAGTCGACGAGTAAGTTTATCTTTAGAATAATATATCCGGTAACTGACACTCACTAGATTCAACCGTTGTTCAAGTTCGGCTATTGTGACACCTTGTGACCATTCGTCAGTGACTGATTCTCTGGTCTGCTCAAAGTAAAAATCTCGCATGGTTTGAATGCAATTTGGTGATTTCCAAAATGCGTTTTGTTCACACCATTCTATCTTGCGGTCCAGCATTTCTGTTGTGATTTCGTTGTTCATTTGGTTACACTTTCTGGATAGCTAGCTGATAGAAATTCTGCAAAACCCTGAGCCTGGTCGCTTAGGCGATTCAGCTCGTACTTGCCACAAAACTTTAAAAAATGAGCACCAATCATGGGACGGTTCAATGTGGCACTACCTGTGGCAATAGTCTCAGCAATCTTTAACTTAACATTGTCTGGCTGTGCAGTAAGATCTACCAACACACAATTGCGATGGTAGTCATCTAACACCTTGTGTTCAACCCCATTGTGATCTGACCAACGCTGGAGCATGAGATTGTTCCACGCAAATCCTTGGCTTGTACGGTCGGCGTAGGCTTCTTCTAAACCTACTTTGTTCCTACTGCCTTTGGTACGCACCCCCGGATAAGCAGAGAATACATTGTCGGTAGGATCTCCGCGCATGCACTTCTCAAATAAGATCCAGCTGGGATCGGGAATACGTTTAGGTTCTTTAGTTTTCTTGTCAATGACCGGGCGACCTTTTTTATCAAGGATGCCTTCTAGGGTATGCAATTCATCTGCAATACCGTTGTACTGACGTACATTGGCGGCAAGCAATTGGTAGAAGTCTGTATCGCTGCTGACAATCACATGCTCATCATCTGGATGGCTTTGTATCCAACCTGCAATTAAATCATCTGCTTCTAATTGCGGATGTTGTAATACTGTACAGTTAGTTTTTTCTGCAAGGAATTGTTTTAGAGCATCAAAGCTCTCCCAAAACAGTCGATCTTCTTCAGCTTCTTTTTCTGTTAGTGCTGCACGAGCAACTGAACGATTTTTCTTGTAGGGCTCATAGAAGTCTTTGCGCCAGCTTCGACCCTCTAAACAGAATACCACGTGATCTGCACCCTGATCACGCCAGGCTTTGTTGACGCTGGCTAGTGTGACATGCATGGCAAAACCTAGACGATCCCAGGTATCGCTCTGTCGGCTTGCACTATGTCGTGCGCGAAAGAAGGTGTTAGCAGTGTCTACAAGTAGGTATTTCATTTAGTAATAATAGCATATTACTCTACCTGTGTCAACCTATTTCTGCTCTACCGTCGCCCAAATCTTTGCGCTGTATAGCCCTGGCATCTTTGGGAAGATTGGCTTCAAATTGCTCAAAGTTTTCCATAATTACATTACGGCAAACCTCCTGGAACCAACGGTCGATAATGACACTTTCGGGCTCATTTGGCTTTCTTTGGAAGCCAGCACGTACCAGCTGCGCTAGAAACTTGTCATTCCAATCTAGCTCAAATGCACCATTGCCCACATTCTCTGCATCTAGCTCAACGCTAATTACACCCACCCAAGGATCGCCGCGCAAGGTGGCTTCTTCTTTGGCAGATGTTACAGGTATTGCTGGCACTATTACAGGCTCTTTTGGCTTGCGTGGTTGGCGTGGCTTGGCCACCTTGAGTATTGGTGACGGTGGGTATAAAACTGCGTCAACTGACTTTTTGCCAAATAGTTTATCAAATAATCCCATATCAATCCTCTTTTATTTCCATCCAAGTATGGTCGCCCATGTATTTTACTTGTGCTACATACTGGTAATTTTCTGGTGCTGCGCTGCTCCAATTTACTGGGCCATTATGCACTAATAACATTTTCTCTAATCTCTTTTCCCACACTAACCAGTAGCAGTTACCCATTACCAGTTTAAACTGAAACTCTGCCCCGTGTACTGCATCTGTTATTTCCAGTCTACGTTTAATCTGCATTGCTTGATCTTCTAGTACATGAACCAAGGTCATTATACGATCATACTCTTGCTGGGCATACATCCTAGCATGATTGATCATTAGATCCTTCTGTTCAGTAATAGGAATCAAATCAAATTTGGGCCCACTAGATTCTGTAGCATATGGAGTAACATTCCTGTTGAGGAATGGAATCAGTGCTCCTGTGCTAGTGCTGTCGTAACTGTTGCGTCCTTTAATGATATTTGACTGTTCGGTCACTTGTTTAAGTTCCCCATTCGTTTTTAAACAACGGCACTTGTAAACGGTCACTGTAGCGCCAGCCACGTTTCATTGCCGCTAGTGCTACGTTCTTTGCATTTAAATTATAAACACTTTCAACACCACCCACTGGCATCAAGTATACATGTCCTTTAAATCCTGCTGTTCTAAATTCTTCTACAGCACGTTCTGCATCTGCAATATCTTCTTGTGTCGCAACAACAAATTTTAAATATGCTGTGCCAACTTGTTCGTATTCACATACAATCTCTGGTAAAATAGCTTCCTCCCACTTTTCACCACTACACGGAAGTTTAGCACTTACACTAAATGTGACTTCTCTATTCAATTGATGATTGGTAATCTTCCATTTGATTAAAGATTCTTTGAATTCTGGCGTTAATTTTTGAGTACCATTTGTCTCAAATGTAATTTCTTGCAAGTTTTGCATTTTAGGATGATTAAGCAAGTCTGGATAAGCACGTTGCCAACCTAGCAACGGTTCACCACCTGTGATCACTAGATGTTCGTCACGCCATTCCTTGTATGGAATGATCTCCATGATGCGGTCTACAATAGCATCTGTAGTTAACATGGGACTAAAGTCCTTAAAGCGTGGATCCCAGCTGGCATAGCTGTCACAACCGGTAGTTACCAGAGGCAACTCATTGTATTTGTTAAACATGTGTGCAATTTGTGCAATATCTTCTGCTTCTTGGCTTGGCTGGCCACGTGGCATACCAAATCCTGCACATTTAAAGTTACATCCAAATGTGCGAAGAAACACACTGGGCACTCCCATGTATCTACCTTCTCCCTGAATACTGTAAAACAGTTCTGCTATTTTGAGTTTGCTCATGATGTTATATAAATGTTAGACCATTTTTTAAGTTTTTCAATCTTGGCTTTTTTTGCTACTTCAAGGTTTCCCCAAGATACAATGCCTTGTTCTAGCATAATATCAACCATGGCCAACAAGTCACCAAGTTCTTCTTCTAAGTGTTCTCGATTAGTTTTGGGCTTGCCTGGTTTTACATTGTCAATACCAAAGCGACTAACTTTACTTACCGCTTGGATCACTTCTGCACATTCTTCTTGGAGAATGTCCATTACTTCTTTTTCTTTAGCATTCATATTGTTACCGGTTGTTACAATGTATATTAACACATTTATAGAACAAAAGCAAGCAATTAGGCACGTTTCTCTGTTCCAAATACTTTATCCCATGTTGGTAAAAATAAACCAAAGTTCCTACGTGCATCGCGATGGTGAACCATATGCCATTTACCTGTTGTAAGTGGATACAAATCCAAATCACTATGTTCCAGCGTATCTTGCAGCAATGCAGCCCAGATATAATAAAATATCCAAAGCCACAATGCATTGAATACAACACAAATCAAGATAGTGGGGATTACTTCGGTCAGCCACATGTCAATGGTGCTGTCTCTATTATCAGTATAGAGCACTAGATTTTTATAATTCCATTTAGAATTATTGTTTTTAATGTATCTATGATGTGCCAAGTGAAATCGAGACAGTAGCGGCAGACGATGAACTAACCGATGAATACTGTATAGCATCAACGTCCAAGATAAGAATAATATAATATTGCCTAATATCTGCTGCATTTCTCAAGTTGATTACTTAAATAAATTCACCGTCTTCTCTATGACCTTGGCGGCCTGCCATGTTTGAATCAGTCTCACGTACTTCTACTTTACAACACCAAACACGTTTGGCTTCTTCACTACCACAGTTGGGCAAGAAGATTGTATTCACATATTCATATAAGAAGTCGGAAAGTCCTTCACATCCGGTTTTTTCAACTTCGGTAATCTTGGCAAGTTTAAGTCTACCAAGTTCTAGCAGGTGTTCACGCATTGGGTCATCCTGGGCAACCAGTAAGCAATGATCAAACCATTCCTCTAGTTTCTCTTTAAGAGGCTTTAATCCACCAAAGTCTGTGACCCAGTTCCTAGCATCCAATGTATCTGCTTCAAATTCAAAATGGAAACTCATTGCGTAACCGTGAATTAAATTGCAGTGGCTATCGGCCCGCCACTGACGATAAGCCACAGGCCCTATTTGCTTGTAAGTTTTCGTACTGAAGTATTTTTTTGCCATCTTGTTCTCCTATGTTAAGTTTAGCATAGGCAGCAGAATTTGTATACCGGGATGATGTCCAGAGACCGGTCTAGTATTTATTACTCTTGGAGCAAATATAACTTATTCCTATTTTCCTGATTTTCTTGCATGTTGTGGTCTATTACGGTATCTAAAAATTTCATTATGAACATGGTAGCAACCGGTGCATCCTCACCTCGGAAATGTAACCTTACGTGCCCATGACCATTGTTATGATAGTAGCAACGTTTGCCACGACCATAACTGACATATAACCTTATAATCGATTTATTGCGATGATCATAGAGCGTATCTTGGGTCACAGTGCCACCAATGGAACGATACCACTCAACCATATCTTTGGTTAGTGTATCTACTTCTACAAAGACAGCGTAGGTGCGACCGCACCCAGCTGGCAGCGCAATCATTCTGCGTTTAGTATAGAAATAATGTGCGTAAGTGATTCAGACACTTCCCAAGTTCCGTGTGGGGGACAGAAAACATACGTTACCTTTTCTGTTAATCCGTTCTCCCTGGTTACAAATCCATCATGCACAGTTGCAATTAAATCTGTGTTGATTGAAATTTTATTACCCAAGTGATTAATAGTTGCGTTAGTTAGTGTTATATACATTTTGTTTACCTTTTAAATATTCTTCGTGTTGTATCCATTTACCTTTGGTAAGGAATCCCCATTCTTTCTTGTGTGGTCCGGGCATGAACAAAGTCCAGCAAGTGATGTCGGGATCTAATTCAATCCTGTGATAGCTGTTGGCTTGTGCTCGGCGAAAGCTGCCGGCACCATACCATTTGGTTATCTCACCAGTTTTGCTACCCGCAGCGTCAAATGTGGGAGTCCATTCCCAATACCCCCCGCGGAGTATTAGTGTACGGTAGTTCCAGGGATGATCGTGGTGATCATCTGGGTCGCTCTTTAAGAACTTGTGCAAGAACACATTGAACGGAAAGTAATTGCGGTCAATAAACAATAGATAGTAGCGTTCCAAATAAGGCTGGCTACTGGTACGATCCATGATAATTCTTTTACGACCCAGGTACTCAAGTAATTTAAGAAACATTCTATCTCCTTATTGAGTTACTATACGGTATTGACTATACGGATACTGTTGCTGTAGCCATTCCAACATACCAGGTTCTACTGGCAAGCAAACACTATTGTATCGATTGGTAATGTACATCATCGTGGTGCAAATTCCTGTTGTAGTTTAATATTATCAAAGAATTCTTTTTTAGTATTGCCATCGGTCTTAAACGAGCCTTTTAGCACAGTGGTTTGCGTTAACGAACTGTGTGCCATAATACCTCTATTTTCGCAACACCCGTGAATGGCCTGTATATAAACTGCTACATCTTCTGCGTCGGTAGCTCGCATGATCTCTCTTGCAATGTCATTGCATAGCTCTTCTTGT